CGAAAGCACAAGCCCGACTCATGCAAGCCGCAGCCCACTCTCGTGGATTTGCGAAAAAGGTGGGAATTCCGATGGCGACTGCCAAGGAATTCATGAGCAAGCAGAAGACCCCGTATGCCAAACTTCCGGCGAGGAAGAAGTGAAGCCAGTCTGGGACAAGCCTCGTCCTAAGAGTGCTGGCAAACCTGACCCGCTGTCGAAGAAACAGAAACGGTCAGCTAAAGCGATGGCTAAGTCTGCCGGTCGCCACTACCCGAATTTGGTGGACAACATGAGAGCGGCAAAGAAATGATCTGCCCTATCGCTACGCAGGACATCAAGGTCAATCTCAAGAACCGGGATTGGGCGTTCAAGAACGTTGGATACGGCCCTGCCAATCCGAACGATGAGAACGAGGAGTTCTGGACAGCTAAGGCAGACGAATGGCAGACTAGTCCAGATGATGCCAAAGAGATGCGCTGCGGAAACTGTGCAGCGTTTATCCAGACTCCAGAGATGCTTTCCTGCATTGAGAAGGGGATTGGCGATGAGCCTGGGAACTATTCCGCTGACATCATGGCAGTTGCTGGGCTAGGCTATTGCGAGCTTTTCGAGTTCAAGTGTGCTGCTGACCGTACCTGTTCTGCTTGGCTAGTAGGTGGTCCAATCAAGCAGCGTATGACTCAACGGCAGCGTCAAATTCTAATGATGGCAAAGCAGGAATATCGAGATGACAGCAGCATGGACAAGGAAGGCCGGGAAGAATCCTAAAGGCGGGTTGAACGAGGCTGGGCGCAAGTCTTACGAGCGAGCCAACCCCGGTTCCGACCTAAAGCCTCCGGTAAAGTCAGGCGACAACCCTAGACGAGCATCGTTTCTGGCGAGGATGGGCAATATGCCTGGGCCGGAGCGGAAGGACGGTAAGCCGACTCGTCTGCTGTTATCCCTGCAAGCCTGGGGCGCATCCAGCAAGGCCGATGCGAGAGCAAAGGCAAAAGCGATCAGTGCCAGAAACAAGAAATAAACTGCAAGACAATATAAAGCGCATGACCCAATAGGAGTGCGTATGCAAGTAGAGCAAATCAGCATTGAGACGCTGATACCTTACGTCAACAACGCCAGAACCCACTCGGACGCGCAGGTTGCACAGATTGCAGCGTCAATCAAAGAGTTTGGGTTCAACAATCCTGTCCTGATAGCCGACGACAACAGCATCATTGCTGGTCACGGCAGGGTGATGGCTGCTCGTAAGCTAGGCAAGGACACAGTTCCCGCGGTAAGGTTGTCGCATCTTACGGAGATGCAGCGCAAGGCTTACATTTTGGCCGACAACAAGCTGGCGCTGAACGCTGATTGGGACAACAACTTACTGGCGATTGAGCTTGCCGACCTGAAAGACTTAGGGTTTGACACAGAACTGACCGGATTCTCAGCCGATGAGATTGCCGCGCTGATGCCGGTAGAGTTGACGGAAGGGCTGACGGACGAGGATGAAGTTCCAGAGGTTCCGGTTGATCCGGTTACGAAGCTGGGGGATGTGTGGCTGCTGGGCAAGCATCGGTTGATGTGCGGGGACTCCACTAGCATTGAGGCGCTCGAGGAATTATGCCAAGGTCAGTCTGTTGATATGTGGCTGACTGATCCGCCATACAACCTTGATATGACCGCAAAGAATGAGATGCTGAAAAAGGCTGGTAAAGCCAGAAAAGATGCGGCTACATTCGGCATCAAGAATGACGCAATGAGCGATGGAGAATTTAGGCAGTTTTTGCGAGACGCTTACGTTGCCGCAGATACCGTGATGAAGCCAGGCGCTGTGTTTTACATTTGGCATGCTGACTCGGAAGGGTATAACTTTAGGGGCGCGGCTCAAGATGCTGGATGGAAGGTGCGCCAGTGTTTGATTTGGAAAAAAAGTGTTTTCGCTATTGGTCGGATGGATTACCACTGGAAGCACGAACCATGTCTTTACGGATGGAAGGATGGTGCTGGACACCTGTGGGCAGCAGATCGAAAGCAAACAACAATCCTAGAATTTGATAGACCGTCTCGAAACGCAGAACACCCGACGATGAAGCCGGTGGCGTTGTTTGAGTACCAGCTGCTCAACAACACAAAGGGCGGCGATATCGTGCTTGACTCGTTCGGCGGCTCTGGCACGACCATGATAGCTGCCGAGAAGAACGGGCGCGTGTCACGATTGATGGAACTTGACCCAAAGTACTGCGACGTAATCATTAAACGCTGGCAAGACTTCACCGGCAAGACCGCGACGCTTGAGGAAACTGGCGAGTCATTTAATGAACTTTCGGACATAAAAAATGCAAGGCAAGCGGCATAAACCGTCAGATGAGGATCGTCGGCTAGTCAAGACGCTCTCCGCTGTCGGGGTCCGTTATGTTGATATTGCCGACAAACTAGAGATCGACCACGACACGCTGACAAAGCATTACAAGCATGAGCTAATGGAAGGGAGAGTGGAGGCTAACGCAGCCATCGCTCAGACGTTATTCCAGCAGGCAAAGGCCGGGAACACCGCGGCGATGATCTTCTGGTTAAAGACTAGAGCAGGGTGGCGCGAGCATAATGTGGTTGAACACGCAAACTCTGAAGGCGAACCGCTTAAAATGGCAGTGACATGGGCGTCCGAGAAATCGTAATCCCTTACGCTCCGCGGGATCCACAGCTTGAGATCCATCAGGCGATGGAGGATCACCGCTTCACGGTGGTAGTGGCTCATCGTCGTTTAGGCAAGACTGTCTCAGCCATCAACCAGTTGGTAAAGTCTGCGGTGATGTGCCAGAAGGAGCGCCCACGATTCGCTTACATTGCGCCAACCTATGCACAGAGCAAACGCATTGCCTGGGACTACCTGCTCCACTACACGCGTCCGCTGGGAGCCACACCAAACATTTCAGAGCTTCGTGTTGACTTCTGGGATCGCAGGATCGGTCTGTACGGCTCCGACAATCCCGACTCTTTACGCGGGAGTTACTTTGACGGAGTTGTACTGGACGAGGTGGGGGATCAGAATCCCAAAATCTGGAACGAAGTAATCCGACCTGCCCTAGCCGACCGTCAAGGCTGGGCAATGTTTATCGGCACACCTAAAGGCCAGAATCACTTCTACGACCTGCGGAACAGGGCACAGGGTGAACCTGGGTGGAAGTTGCTCGAGTTCCGAGCCAGTCAGACGAAGATCATTGCTCAGTCAGAACTAGACGATGCGCTGCGAGAGATGGGGCGCGACAAGTACGACCAAGAGTTTGAGTGCTCATTCCACGCTGCTATCGAGGGGGCTTATTATGGGCAGATTCTTAACCAGATGGAGGGAGAAGGTCGATTCTGTGCTATCAGCCGGGATGACCTTTGCAAAACGATTGCTGCGTGGGATCTGGGGATTGGTGACTCGACTTCGATCTGGATTGCACAAGTCCACGGACAAGAAGTCAGACTCCTAGACTACATTGAGAACCACGGGGTTGGGTTGGATTGGTACGTCCGGGAACTGCGAAACAGAGGCTGGCACAAGGCCGAGCACATCGTCCCGCACGACGTACAGGTCAGAGAACTAGGCTCAGGAAAGTCGCGGCTGGAGGTCTTGCAGCAGGCCGACCTCAGCTGCACGATTGCGCCACGGTTATCGGTGGATGACGGTATCCAAGCTGTCCGCAGACTTTTACCCCGCTGCTGGTTCAACATCCCGCAAACGAGCGAAGGGTTGAACTGCCTGCGGAACTACCGCCGGACTTTCGACGAAAAGCAGAAAGTCTTTTATGATAGACCCTTACACGATTGGTCTAGCCACGGATCGGACGCTTTCAGGTATCTTGCTGTCGGTCTAAACGAAACGTCATCCTGGTCGAAACCGATAAACGTTAATACAAGGTGGGTGGTCTAATGCTGATGCCACAGGGATTTGTCGTCAAGAAACGCGAGTTCGAGGAACTACAACGTAGAGTCGCGGAATTGGAAAAGAAACTCGCTGAACTGGAAACAAAAGAGCCAGAGAAGCGGAAATACTTTCGGCGCGAGGTGGTAAATGGATAACGGGCGACTCACTGGCATTCTGCAAGCAGAGATCGACGATGCTATCGGGATGCTGGACAGCGAGACCACGGAAGAACGAGCCGAGGCTCTGAACTACTACCTTCGCAACCCATACGGCAACGAGCAAGAGGGTCGCAGCCAGATTGTGACCGGAGAGGTTGCTGAAGTCATCGATGGTGCTCTGCCGCAGCTTATCCGGGTGTTCACTGCGAGCGATGATCTGGTCAGGTTTGAGCCGGTTGGTCCGCAGGATGAAGAAGGCGCAAAGCAGGCGACTGACTACGCGAATTGGGTGTTTAGCAAGGACAACAACGGTTTTGCAATCCTGCATGACTGGTTCAAGGACGCTCTGCTAGCCAAGACCGGGACGGTGAAAGCTGTCTGGGAAGAAAAGATCGACGTAGACGAGGAAGCCTACCGTGATCTGACGGACACCGAGCTAGTCCTGTTGCTGTCAGATGAGTCGCGTGAAATCGTCGGTCAGGAAACGAACGAGCAAGTCACGCAGGTTCAGATGCCGGACGGTACGGTAATGGATCAGGCGACGCGCACTCACAATGTTGTCGTTCGCAAGAAAACCAAGTCGGGCCGGATTCAGATTGACTGCGTTCCTCCAGAAGAATTGATCGTCAGCAAGAAAGCGCGATTCGGTGAGGCTAAATCGCCGTTCATGGCGCATCGTCGGCTGATGACCAGGACAGAACTTGTCCAGATGGGGTTCGACAAGGATCAGGTTTACGGTCTGCCTGTCTACAACAGTCTGGACTTCACAGAGGAGCGGATCGCTCGGTATTCTCCCGGAGAAGAACCGTTCGAGCAGGACAGTCTTGACGAGTCGATGCAGGAAGTCGAGGTTTACGAGTCCTATATCTACGTTGACTTTGACGAGGACGGGATCGCAGAACTACGTCAGATTTTCTACAGCAACAACACGATTCTGACTTACGCTGACGGGCGGGAAGCAAACATCCCGACGGATTACGTTCCCTTCCATGTGATCTGTCCGATTCCGATCCCGCATAAGTTCTTCGGTCAGTCGCTGGCAGACCGGACGATGGATATCCAGCTAATCAAGTCCACCGTCACTCGGCAGATGCTGGACAACCTGTATCTCATCAACAATGCGCGGATGCAGGTGGTTGACGGTCAGGTGAATCTGGATGACCTGCTGAACGTCACTCCTGGCGGGGTTGTACGCACGAAATCGCAGGGAGCAGTGGCAGCGATTCAGGTGCCGGATATCACTGGTTCTGCGTATCCGATGCTGGGATATTTCGACTCGGTGCAAGCCAAGCGTTCAGGAGTATCGGAGACTTCCCAAGGTCTTGACCCCAACATCCTGCAAAACGTCACCGCTGCCGCTGTCGCAGCGACGATGCAAGCCGGTGCTGGCAAGATGGAGCTAATTGCTCGTCTGTTCGCTGAGACCGGGGTTAAAAGCCTGTTCCGAGGCATTCTGCATCTGCTCTGCAAGTACCAGGACAAGCCGCGTCTTATCAGGATGCGTGGCAAGTTCGTGGAAATGGACCCGCGAGAGTGGTCGAATCTCTACGACGTTTCGATCTCGGTCGGACTCGGGACTGGATCGAAGAACGAGCAGATGGCTATGCTTCAGATGATTTTGGCGAAGCAGGAGCAAATTCTCACGCAGTTCGGCCCTGCTAACCCGCTGGTGTCTGTTGGGCAGTATCGGGCGACGCTGGGACGGTTTATCGAGGCGGCTGGGTTGAAGGATTCAACCGAGTTCTTCAAAGAGATTCCCCCTGAACTCGACCAGCAGTTGAGCAATCCGCCACCGCAGCAGCAATCCAATCCTGCTCTGGACACGATGATGGCTCAGGCTCAAGCGCAGATTCAGATTGAGCAGCAGAAAGCACTGGCAGCGATTGAAACTCAGAGAATGAAAGCGCAAGCCGACATTCAACTGGCGAGAGAGAAAGCCGCTGCTGAACTCCAATTGAAACAACAGGAGTTTGCGGTTGAGGCGCAACTGAAAGCTGCCAAGGTCGGTGCTGGGATTACGCAGAACGTTGAGATTCCAGGATGAGTCCAGAACAGGCGGCGAATCTACTGCGAGACGATTATTTCCGGGGAGAACTGGAAAAGTTGAAACAGGAGCAGATTGACCTGATTCTGAACTCGTCCGAGCAAGATATTGACGCACGAGAAAATGCGTATAGAATGATAAAATGCTTAACCACGGTTGTTAATCACTTTCAGTCGATTGTTGACACTGCCGAGATTAAGCGTAAACGTTGGAAGATCCTTTAAGGGGTGATATGGACACCAATCCGCAAGGAAGTGGCCCGCTGGATGTAAACGGTGCAGCCAATGCGTTTCTAGGCTTGATGGGACCAGAGGAAGGCGAGCAGCCCACTCCCGAGGCTCAGCAGCAGGAACCGGAGGCTGTTGAAACTGAGCAGGAAGTCGAGGAAACACCGCGCTACCGCGTTAAAGCCGCAGGTGAGGAACGCGAAGTTTCTCTGGACGACCTGATTAAGAGTTATCAACTCGGCACTGACTACACTCAGAAAACCCAGGCGCTTGCAGAGCAGCGAAAGGCTATTGAAGCCGAGAAAGCCGCTGTCGAGCAGGCCAAACAACTCCGAGACCAGTATGCTCAGCGATTGGAACTGATTGAAAAGGTTCTATCGGAGCAGAACAAATCGGAAGATTTAGAGTCGCTGAAGGAAAGCGATCCGATTGGCTACGCGATGAAAGTCGCAGAGTCTGTACAGCGAGACAAGCAACTAGCCGCAGTCCAGGCTGAACGTCAACGCATTGCTGAGAAGCAACACGCCGAGCGTCAGACGCAATTGCAGCAGTATCTTGCCGAGCAGCAGGCCCGACTCCAGCAAGCCATTCCTGAATACGCTGATCCGCAAAAGGGTGAAGAAGTTCGACGGGACATCAGAACCTATGCACAGGGTATCGGGTTCACGGAAGCAGAACTCAATCAGGTATACGACTCACGCGCTGTCCAGGTGTTATGGGAAGCCGCACAGTACCGCAAGCTAGTGTCGAAGTCGCCGGAGGTAACAAAGCGTGTTGCCGAGGCTCCTAAGACTCTCAAGCCCGGAACTGGAAAAGTTTCCAACCCTGAGTCTGACGCGATTAAGACTGACATGAACAGGCTGCGTAAAACTGGTAAAGCCAGAGATGCAGCATCTTTGTTTGAACGACTAAACTTTTGAGGTCACAAAATGCCTACGTTTACCGCACACAGCGCAATCGGTATGCGCGAAGACCTGATCGACGTTATCTACTCGATCAGCCCTACCGAAACCCCGATTATGTCCACCCTGGCTCGCACCAAAGCGACTGCGGTGTTCCACGAGTGGCAGACTGATTCGCTTGCTTCCGCAACTACTACTAACGCTGCGGTTGAGGGTGCAGACGCGACCAGTGCCACGATCAGCCCGACGACCCGTCTCGGTAACTACACGCAGATCGTTCAAAAGACGGTCCAAGTGTCCGGTACCCTGGAAGCGGTCAATAAGGCCGGTCGCCGTTCGGAACGTGCCTACCAGCTTGCCAAAGCATCGTCTGAGATTAAGCGCGACATGGAGACCATCATCACTGCCAACCAAGGCCGTGACGCTGGTTCTTCGTCCACCGCTCGTAAACTCGGCGCTCTGCTGTCCTGGATCAAGACCAACACGAGCGAAGGCTCTGGTGGTGGCGACCCGACGACGATCGGTGTCTCGACCCGTACCGATGGCACTCAGCGCACGTTCACCGAGACCCTGCTAAAGACTGTTATCGCCAGCGTGTTTGACTCCGGTGGCAATCCGACGATGCTCGTTGTCGGTTCCGGTCTGAAGCAGAAAGTGTCGGCGTTTGCCGGTATCGCTGCACAGCGTTATATGGCTCCGTCAAACGAGCCGACGACGATTATCGGTGCTGCTGACGTATACATGAGCGATTTCGGCACGTTGTCGGTTGTGCCTGATCGTTTCATGCGTACTCGTGACGCGCTGCTGATCGATCCCGAATACGCTGCTCTTGCGTATCTCCGTCCGTTCCAGACCAACGATCTTGCTAAAGCTGGCGACTCTGAGAAGACCCAGCTTCTGGCAGAGTTCACGCTGGAAATGCGGAACGAAGCCGCGCATGGTGGTGTGTTCGATCTTGACCCCGCTGCCTAAGTAGGGAGAACGGTTCCCCGTCGAAAGGCGGGGAGCCTTCCATATGAAACTATTCTCACAGCACGAAGGCCGATTCACCGTTGCTCACGAGAGCGATGACGGTGTGATTCTGGAAACGAAGCAGGACGTTTCCGAAATCATCGAGGCCAACAAAAAGCAGATGAACGAGTCGGACGGTCGATACGACAGTGTTGCGACTCACATTGCACGATTGCCGCTGACCCTGGTTGATGATCTGAATCGCAAGGGGATTATGCAGGGATTCAAGGTAGTGGATCAGACTGCATTTAAGGCATTCCTGAACCATCCTGACAACCGGTTTTTCCGTACTCATCCGGGGCGCGTTTGAAAGTTGCAATCTGTGTCCCATGCCGGGACGAGGTAATGGCAGGTTTCTGTTTTGACCTAGCCAGACTGGTGCAGTACGAAGCCAATCGAGGTGTAAACGAGATCGAGCTTCTGCAAATGCCTGGGACGCTGATCTTCACGCAGCGGGAAAAACTGGCAGTCGAGGCTTTAGAACTAGGTGCCGATCAACTGTTGTGGATTGACTCAGATCAGCGGTTCCCTGCCAATACGCTAGAGATTCTCCAGGCTCGCGGGGTTCCGGTGATCGGGGTGAACGCTACGACCAGACGAGAGCCAATTCTTCCGACTGCGCTTAATCTTAGGTTAGAGAAGCGCGACGGTGAAACGGTGCAGATTTGGGAGAAGGTTGAGAGCAGGAAGAAGGTTGGAATTGAACAGGTGACTGCGGTAGGGTTTGCTGCTACACTTGTAGACAAAGAGGTTTTCCAGCAGATTCCGCGACCTTGGTTCGACATTATCTGGACGAATGCCGGGAATGTGATTGGCGAGGATGTAGCGTTCTGCGTTAAGTGTCTGGAGCAGTCGATCCCGGTTCATGTGGATCACGAGTTATCGATGCACATTGGGCACCTCGGGGTGAAAGCGTTTGGATGGGACGACGTAAAACATGGCCCTGACCACCTACAGCGATCTTCAGACAGCGGTCGCAAACTATCTCGCAAGAAGCGATCTCACTAGCCAGATTCCCGATTTCATTCGGCTGGCAGAGATCCGTTTGCGGAGAGAGATTCGCATTCGGCAGATGCTGAAGAACGTCACCACCACGACAACGAGTGGTGACGCCACGGTTCAGCTTCCCTCAGATTTCCTTCAGATGCGGGATCTGTACATCGATGGAGACCCGCTTCAGCCGGTAATTTACCTCACCCCGTCACTGTTCACGAGCAACGCTCAGAGCACTTACGCTGGCAAGCCAACTCGCTACACGATCCTGGCAGACGAGTTTAAGTTCGCTCCGTACCCTGACAGCAATTACACGCTGTATATGCTGTACTACGCTGCGCCACCGTTCCTGTCGGACACGCAGACGACGAATGTGTTTACCATCAACGCGATGGACTGCTTGCTGTATGCGTCCTTGGGTGAAGCAGAGCCTTACCTCATGAACGACGCTCGCTTGCAGACCTGGGCTGGGTTGTATCAGCGCGGGATTACAAGTCTTACCAAGTCAGACGATGATGCTGAGTTCAGTGCATCACCGTTGACAATGCGAGTGAGCCGATAATGGCGCTTGTTCTAAAAGACAGGGTAAAAGAGACGACCACGACCAGTGGGACGGGGTCAATCACTCTGTTGGGAGCGGTGCAGGGCTATCAGGGGTTTAGTGCAATCGGTGAAGGCAATACCACTTACTACTGCATTGCTGGTGTTGCAGAGTGGGAGGTAGGGATTGGGACGTATTCCGGTGGAGTGTTGAGCCGGGATACTGTGCTAGCAAGTTCTGCTAGCGGTGCGAAGGTTGGATTCTCTAGCGGTACGAAGGACGTTTTCTGCACTTACGCGGCTGACAAGTCGGTAACAGTTGACACTTTGCCGGTTACGACTGCATCTAACACGGATTCACCAAACAATAGCGTCAACGTTGCAAGTTTAACTGCCAAGGTTGATACCGTTAGCGGTGATCTTGCTTTGATCCCAAAGGGATCAGGTGCGCTTTTGTCACGGATTCCTGATGGCACAAGCACAGGTGGTGACAAGCGAGGATTGTTTGCAGTTGATTGGCAATTGAGCAGATCAAGTTCTACGCAAGTCGCGTCTGGTCTAGCAAGTTCTATTCTGTCAGGCTCTAGGAATACTTCTAGCGGTTTGTATTCTGCTGTTGCTGGAGGGTTCACCAATACAGCGTCTGGGATTTACGCATCAGTTCTAGGCGGGACGGTCAATAACGCCACTGGAAGTTATAGCGTAACGGTTGGAGGACAATCCAACGCTGATCTGTCCTCGATCACCCATGCATCAATTGTTGGTGGTTATCTCAACCGTGTTTATGGATCGTATGGTGTTGTTGTAGGTGGTCAAAGCAACAACGCAACAGTCACAGGTGCGGTCATCGTTGGTGGCTCGAACAACGCTGCCAATGGCATTTATTCGTTTGTATCTGGTGGTGCCTACGGGACAACTCGCGGCATTACTGGAATGCACATTTTCCCTGCTTGCAATGCCCCAATAGCGGCGGCAACAGGTGTTTCGCAAGCTGGACTGTTAGTGCTAGGTGTACAGACGACAAGCGCAACGCCAGTTGTCATGCGGTCGAACTCATCTGCCGCAGGATTAAGCAACCAGTTAGTGCTCGCTGACAATTCTGCTGTGTACTTTCGCGGCACCGTCATTGCTAATGTGACTGGTGGCGGGAACACAAAGTCCTGGACGTTCGACGGTCAGATCAAGCGTGGTGCTAACGCTGCGGCTACTACGTTGACGGGATCAACGGTAGCGAGTCCGTATGGCGACGCTGGTGCGTCAACCTGGACGGTAGCATTGTCAGCGGATACGACGAATGGTGGTTTGGCTGTGACTGTCACAGGTCAGGCATCGACGACAATTCGCTGGGTATGCAGGCTGGAGACGACAGAGGTAAGCTACTGATGTTCGGCCTGTCGTCCTTCTCCCAGGCACCGTTCAGTTCGCTTGTCATTACGTCAGACGATGGGTGGAACGAGGTTAGGGGTGACGGTAATGTTTGGATCGATCAGGCAGTACCAGACAGTCCGATTCCGTCACTCAGTCTGAACTTTCTCACAGGGACTTATGAAGTTGTTCTGACGCTGGTAGACTATGACCAGATATGGCAACAGTCATCGAGTAATTCTAATTCTTGGGTAGAGGTTTGAAATGCCTGCTCCGTACAGTATGACCCCTGACAGTTGCGCTCAGAACGCATACGCTGTCACTCCGTCCGACTCAACCGACCTTGCTGCACCTGCTCGTGCGCTGTACGTTGGCGGGTCTGGCAACGTCAAGATCAACGACAGTGGCAACGGTGCTGTCACCTTTGTCGGTGTTGCTGCTGGCTCGATTCTGCCGGTGATGGCTCGTCGGGTGTACGCCACTGGCACTACGGCCACCAACATTGTTGCGCTGATCTGAAATGCTGATCGGACTGAATCTAAAGCTACCGCGTCCGAATCTGGTTTCTGGTGTAGGTGGTGGTGCGGGTGGCGGGCCGATTCTGGCATTGGAGCCGAGTTTGTACTTGGACTTCCTGGCTGGCCCTACGAGTTCGCTCGGCAACTACCAGGATGCCAGTCTAGATCTTAACTTTGTAGAACCACAGTTTGATATTGCTGCGACCGCTGACGGTGCCTACGGGTACGGGCGCTATTTGGTAGCGGGGTAATCATGGCACTTGTACAGAAAGCATTCAGCGACATCATCACCTTCTCGCGGTCGAGCAACGCCACCAGGGTCGGGCCAACGGGGCTGGTGGAGTATGCGCCGCATAATCTGCAAACTCGGTCAGAGGCTTTTGACGGAACGATATATTACGTTGAAGCCGGTTCTTATACCAATAATGTGATTGCTGCGCCAAACGGCACAATTACAGGTGCTGCAATACTTGAAGGGACGACGTTTTACACAAGAGCTAGACAAAACATTTCGGTGGTAAATGGAGGGACTTACACCTATTCAGCATATTTTAAGTCTGGCACTAGAACCCAAGTTCAAATGCAGATTTATAGTGACGATACAGATGTCGATTCAGTTTTTGATTTATCAACAGGAACAATTGTTTATGGAGCAACGTCCACAATTGTTTCAGTAGGCAATGGATGGTATCGGTGTTCAGTCACTGGTACTGTTGGATCTACTTCAGCGATAACTTTTGCTTATCCAGCCGTCAATGGTTCTTATAGCTACACGCATACCAACGGAGCTACCGGCATCTACATCTGGGGCGCCCAACTCTCCGTCGGCCCCTACGCTCTCGACTACACGCCCACCACCTCCGCAGCAGTCTACGGCCCTCGTTTCGACTACGACCCGGTGACGCTGGCGGCTAGGGGGTTGCTGGTGGAGGAGCAGCGGACTAACCTTGCAACGTATAGTGAGGCGTTTGATAACGCAGCTTGGACTAAGCTAAACGCTAGCGTAACTGCAAATTCTACAACTAGCCCAGACGGTACTACATCTGCTGACTATCTTATTCCTAACACCAGCAGTGGTCAGCATGGTGTTTATCAAGCTTTATCTGCTGTTGCAGGAACACCGTACACGCAGTCAGTATTTGCAAAAGCTGGTGGGTATAACTGGCTTTTTATGACTGAAGGGAACAATGTAACAGCACAAGCATCTTTTAACCTAGCCACTGGTGTGGTTGGAACTGTTGCGGGGACTGGCTCTCCATCCGCTACTATTACAGCATTAGCAAACGGGTGGTATAGGTGTACGTTTACTTACACTCCGATTGCTACGTCGCAAAACATTCAAATCCGCGCGGCTAATGCAGACGCCGGTCCGACATTTACCGGCGATGGAACGAGCGGCATTTACATCTGGGGCGCCCAACTCGAATGACGCATTCTAGCGTGTTCTTTCATGTGGCAACTGGTGCAAAGAGTAAGCAGGTTTTCTAAAGCATGATTTCGCAGTTCTTTGGGAGTGGTAGTACCTTTACCGTCAATGTGATGAACCTCAAGACTTTCAGCCGTACCGCAATGCTGGCACCTGTAGCCGTCGCGCTCCAATGCTTTGTCGCGGTTGCCTCCAAAGTTGTAGTTGTCTTTGGAAGCCTTTCGGTACTTTGCAAGCCGCTCTTTGTCGGACGCAAGCCATTCGTGAATTCTGCTGACTTCTCGTTTTCGCTGGCAGGTGTCGCAGCGTTTCTGCGGGCCGGAGCGGTACGCGAACTCAACGCCGCAGTCCAAGCAGTTGCGGATCGTGCCCAGCGGAGTCGAGCCATTCTTGAGGCGCAAAGCTCGCAGGGACTCAACATTTCGCTGTCTGTAATACTCTGGCCTACACGGTTCGCAGACTTTCTGAACAGATCCGGTCGGCTGGAAGGTAACGGCACACAAGGCGCAGGTCTTGGTCTGGTACGGCACAGCAATCCCCTAAACAAATGCTTTCGCATTGTAGCATAGGAGGCAAAAGCAATGGCTGCGTTTGCTAGCTCATATATACCCACCCTCGCCGCCTCCGTCACACGAAGCGCGGATGTTGCGAGTGTTAATACGTTGTCGCCGTGGTTCTCGAACGTAGAGGGAACGTTGTATCTTGAGGCCAGTAGATATGCCACGGCGGCGAATAATGAAGCGCCGGTGTCGCTAGATGATACTGGTGGGGCTAGTTCTCGAATGAGCACCTACACGGCATCTAGCACTAACGTGTTAGGCGAGTTTATTGCCGACGGTGGCGCAACACAGGCAAATCTTGCCACATCAGCAGTAACAAACAACGTCCCGTTTAAGTTCGGAATTGCTTACAAAGCAAATGACTTCGCCGCATCCAAAGATGGTGCGACTGTTGTCACGGATACGTCTGGAACCGTGCCGACTATTCTGCGGATGACAATCGGCGCGACGTTCGTTATCGGGGCGGCAAGCCAATACAACGGTCATATTCGACGTATTGCTTACTTTCCCAGGAGGCTCCAGAATGCAGAGCTACAAGCACTCACCGCTTGAGCGCATGTCAAGCCGCATGACGCCAGAACGCATCGAACGTTTCTGGAGCAAGTCTGTACTGCGCGAGAATGGCTGCTTGGAATGGATTGGTGCTAAGCACGAACGGGGCTACGGACTATTTCAAGCCGGGCAAAATCCGGGTGGTTTGTTCCGCGCTCATCGGATCGCCTACTTTCTGACGTATGGCATTGCAGACGAGTCTTTGCTGGTTTGCCATCGTTGCGACAATCCATCTTGCATTAATCCGAATCACCTGTTTCTGGGAACGTCGCTCGATAATAATCACGACATGCTCAAAAAGAATCGTGACGTTCGGAGTTATGGGGAACGCAACCCCATGTCAAAGCTGACACGCGAGCAGGTGCGGTCGATTTATCTTGATGGCAGAACCAACCGAGAAATTGCACAGGAATACGGTGTTGCCTCCTCGCTGGCATCGCTAATTCGCACCCGTCAGATTTGGTCAAGCGAGACATCAGACTTGCCTGCAATTCCGCGCAGACGTTCGGGGCCTAAGGTGGCCCTCACCGCTTGAGGTAACCCATGCTTGACGATCTCCCCTTGACCCCTCCCGTCCCCGTCTGGAACGACCTGATGCTGCGGTTCGCCTCGGAACAAGAGGCCACCGAGCAACTCAAGGCCGCTGGTCTGCTGGTGGACACACAGGCGCTGCTGGACGCTGACAACAACGTGCTGGTTCCTGCGGGCCACGCACCGGCTGCTGGCGCGTCTGTAGACACCGTTGGCGTCATCTACAAACCCACCGGCAACACGATCACCACTGACATGGGTGAGCAGCCCGAGATGGCGGCGATTGACGGTTGGCACGTTAACGTCAGGCTGAAGGCAGATCAGGCTACTCCTGCCAATCTTGAGCAGTACAAAGTCGCTCCTGCAAACCCAGTTAGAGTTTGGGCGTGAGAGTAAATTTCGGTCAGTGGACACCAGACCGTCCTGGTATTGCCGACAGTCTGGTTGAGGCAAAGAACGTCCTGCCTACGCTTGTAGGTTACGGGCCGATGCCTGCTGCTGCCGATTTCTCCAACGCTGCAACCGAAAATCTCCTGACTTGTTTCGTTGGTCGCTGGGTTGCTGACACCGTTCTGTTCGGTGCAAGTGCTAACTATCTCTGGCGTTACTTCCCGACGAAAAGCGTCACGATTACTGGAGCAACGCAGGCTAACCCTTGTGTGATTACGTCTGCCGGTCACGGGTTTCGCACTGGCGTACAGGTGACGATTTCCGGTGTTGTCGGCATGACGCAGTTGAACGGCAATACCTACACGATCACCAGGATCGATGCGAATACGTTCAGTCTGAACGGGGTGAACTCAACAGGGTTCACAGCGTACTCGTCTGGTGGCACAGCGGTAACGTACAAGTATCTGATGGACGTATCCCGTACTGCGTCTGCTTACACAGCAACGACTTTGTGGACGTTCACGCAGTTCGGTCAGAAGGTCATTGCTGCAAACGGTCAGGACAAGTTGCAATCGTGGACTGTAGGCTCATCGTCCAACTTTGCTGACCTTGCCGCTGCTGCGCCGACTGCTCAGTTTGTGACGACCGTCCGGGACTTTGTAGTTGCTGGCAAAACTTCGACGTATCCTAATCGTCTGTACTGGTCGGACATCAACGATGAGACCGACTGGACTCCCGGTGTTGCAAGCCAATCGGACACGCAGGACATTCCTGACGGTGGAGAGATTCGCGGCATTACTGGTGGTGAGTTCGGCATTGTCCTGCTGGAGCGTTCAATCGTTCGCATGACATATGTCGGCGCTCCGCTGTTCTTCCAGTTCGATAACGTCACCTCTGCTTTAGGATGCTACGAGTCTCGGTCTGTCGTGAGATACGGAGCGGTCACTTACTTCCTGTCAGACGATGGTTTTTACATGACTGACGGCCAGCAGGTGAAGCCTATCGGGGCTGAGCGTGTAGATCGCTGGTTCTTTGATATTTGCGATCCGGGTAAGTTCGACCAAATGTCGGCAGCAGTTGATCCGGTCAACAAAACTGTAACGTGGTGCTTTACAGATATCTTCGCTGCCAAACAATTGTTGGTGTACAACTGGTCTACGGACAAGTGGAGCCACGGAGACACGACAGCAGATTACATCTCGACGATTGCGACTAGCGGAACGGATCTTGAGGCACTGAGTGCGCTGTATCCAACGTTAGACACCGTTCCTGCAAGCCTGGATTCTCGCGTATGGGTTGGTGGAAAACTGTTAGCCGGAGGGGTTGACGGTGCTAAGATCATTTCGTTCGGTGGTGCGGCACTTGGTGCTGAGTTGCAGACTGGCGATATTGAGGCGCAGGGTCTTGAAACTCTCGCAACGCTTGCAAGGCCGATCATCGACGGGGGTTCTGCGACTGTTGCCATAGCGTCCAGGAAGCGACTCGACGGGAACATCAGCTATGCGAGTCCTGTTGCTGCTGATAGTGACAATCGGGTGTCTCTACGCAGTCGCGGGAAGTATCATCGCTTGTCTGTTGTACCGACTGGCAACTGGAGCACCGCTGTAGGCACTGACCTTGATCTCGTTCCCTGTGGAGGCCGATAATGTTTCGTCGGCTACCTCAACAGGGTGGCAATCCGCGAGAGACTGCCGAGGTTGTCAACCGGATTCTTGACGGCAAGATCAACTCTGTCGGTCTGTTGACTCTTGCGACGGGTAACGCTACAACAACGACCCTGTACGACGCCAGGATCAGCCCAGACAGCATTATTCTGTTCGTTCCCTACTCTGCTGCTGCCATAGCGGATGCAGTGCCATACGGGGCGTTTCAGGACACTACAGACCAAACCGCAGCGAGTACCACTGCTGCATATGCGATCACGCTGAACACCACGGACTACGCTGTTGGTGTTGCGATTGTTAGCAGTTCGCAGATTACCGTCCGCTCTGCGGGTGTCTACAACATTCAGTTTTCGATTCAGTTTGCGAATAGCAACGTTGCCATTCAGGATGTGGACGTATGGTTCCGCAAGAACGGTACGGATGTCGCTGGGTCGAACAGTAAGTTTTCGGTGCCTAACTCTCACGGTGGGACGGATGGTCATCTGATTGCTGCGCTGAACTTTTACATTCAGTTGGCAGCGGGTGATTACGTTCAGTTGATGTGGTCAACAACTTCAACTGATGTCATCCTGGAGCAGATTCCAACTCAGACGAGTCCGACTCGTCCGTCAACGCC